GCGAGGATCGCGATCCTCGCATGATCGATAATCGCAACATGCCGGTGGCGTCTATTTGGCTCGACATTGATGGCGAGAGGAAGGTCGCCGAGAGTGGTTTCTCGAAATTCCCGTTCCAGGTACCGACTTGGGATAATGCCGCCGACGAAGATTATGGCCGGTCGCCGGGAATGGTGGCACTTAGTGACGCGAACACTTCCAATGCTATGGGCAAGACAATGCTTCGTGCCGCTGAGAAGGTCACCGATCCTCCGCTAGTGATTGCCAATGATACCGTCCTGGGCCGCGTCCAGATGTTCGCGGGCGGGGTTAATTACTTCGATTTGGAGGCGGCGCGGCGCCTCGGTCAGATACCGATCAAGGCTCTCGATACCGGCGGCAATCTCCCGGTCGGGCGTGAGATGCAGAACGATACCCGTGAGCAAATTTGGCAAGCGTTTTTCCGTAATGTCCTCCAGCTTCCCGTTGACCGTCCTCAGATGACCGCTACAGAGGTACTTGAAAGAAAAGAAGAATTTATACGCACAATTGGCCCAGTTTTTGGCCGGTTGGAGAGTGATTATACCGGAGCAATCATTGATCGAGTTTTCGATATTATGAATGATTTGAACGCGTTCGCCGAGCCTCCCGAGGAGTTGCGCGGCAAGAATCTCCGGTTCGAGTACACCTCACCCGTACAGCGCGCCAGGGAACAGATACAAGCCGCCGCCGCCGCGCGCGCCGCCGAGGTGTTGATACCATACATCCAGGCCGACCCATCGGTTATGGATAACTTCGATGGCGATCAGATTAGTCGCGATGTGGGTGTGGCGTCCGGCATGCCGCCTAAATGGCTTCGCCCGGTTGAGGCGATCACTCAGATCAGGCAGACCCGCGAACAACAACTTCAACAGCAACAGGAGTTGGCGACTGCTGGGATGGTGGCCGATGTGGCGGCGAAGGCGTCCCAGTCGGGGCTGATCGATAAGGCGCAAGAACTTATAGGCAACGGGGAAGAACCAGAGGCGGCATAATGAGGTTTATGAACGGCTTTCGATTGCCACGGCTGGTATGGGGGAATTCACCGTCGTCACTGACCCCTGATCCTATAGCGTTTTTGGAATTCGTCCGACGCGGGGCGGTTCCAGTAGACTATAAGGTCAGGGAACAACATTCTGATTTTATGAGGGCGTTTGAAGGTCCGTCAGGGCAACGCGTTCTTTTTCAAATTTTTGACTGGGGTGGCGTGTTCGCCACTGCCGGTTCCGCGTCCAACGAACAACTCCAGCGCCTGGAAGGACGTCGAGAGCTTTGTTGGGCGATCATGGCGGCACTGAAGGCGGAGGTTCCCGCGTTAATCGGCCCGCATCCATCCGAGGAAATCAAACAGGAGAGTGGTGATGGCTGAAGAAGATATAGAAGAAACAGAAGAAATTGAAAGCGTCGAAAGTGAAGGCACTGAAAGCACCGAAAGCGAAAACACCGAAAATATCGAAGGCACTGAAGATAAAGGCGCCAAAGATAAAGGAGAAGCAGATAAAGGCGAAGCTTTCGCCGACGCTCCGGCATCTCCGGCATTCTATGATGACTTCACGGACGACGACGTAAAGAAATTCGCCGCTCGGTATACAACGCCGGAGGAGATGGCGAAGGCTGGATTTGGATTGCGTCAGCAACTCTCGACGGCGATCACGCCGTTGCCGGAAGACGCGTCTCCTGAACAGACAGCCGAACATCGTCACAAAATGGGTGTTCCCGAAAAACCGGAAGGCTATGAGCTTATCGCTATGGAGGGTAAGGAGGCTGATGCCAACTTTATCGGCGCTATGTCTGGCCTCTTCCACGAAGCCAACATATCCAGCGAACAGGCTAAGGTGTTGAATACGGGCTGGAACAAGTACGAGGAAGCGATTATCACGGCCCATAAGACCGCTGATGATGAGTTCGCCAAAGAAAGCGAGGCTGTACTTCGATCCAAATGGGGCGAAAATTATGACCGTAATAAAGCGGCGGCGGTTCAGTTTTCCAATAACGAGGAAATTTGGGGGGATAATATGGACGCCGCGAAGTCTCTGGAACTATCGGGTGGACGCTTCTTGCTCGACCACCCCGTGATCCTCGAAGCATTCAGCAAAGCCGGTTTGCGTTTGGTTGCTGACCCATTGAGAACAGGTATGACCGAACAACAGACGGGATCGCTTGAGAAGGAACTGGATAACCTCATGAAAACACCTGACTACTGGCAGAATGAGGCTACCCAAAAACGCGTCGCCGAGATCAATGAAGTTCTCCACGGTAACGAGCCTATCGTCGGTGAAGATTTGAGGCGCGTCTAAAAAGTTGACTAAGTCAGATTGAGGCGTGTAAGGTGGTCGCAGAATTAGCGGCCACCCGCGTCTCGCGCCCCGCTCGTTTACGTTAGAGCCGGAAGCCCCGATACAGGGATATTAAGCGGCCCCGAAAGGCCACCCCGCTCCTCCCCCGATAAATCGGCCACCCTGCCGAGTTCTGCACTGAACCCTTTGTATTAACTATGGTTTGGAGTAGAAATCATGTCCACATCCGTTAACTCATCGTTCGTCAAACAATACGAGCGTGAGGTTAAGGAAGCCTTCCAGCGGAAGACTTCCAAGCTGATCAATACGGTCAGACGTAAGCCGAATGTGGTGGGTTCCACGACTACCTTCCAGAAGATTGGTAAGGGTGTAGCGACGACCAAATCTCGCCACGGTCTCATAACTCCCATGAATCAGAGTCACACACCCATTGAGGTCACACTCTCTGATTTCTACGCCGGAGATTACGTCGATAAGCTAGATGAGGCCAAGATCAACCACGATGAGCGCAGGGTCATCGCCGAAGGCGGTGCCGCCGCTCTGGCTCGGAAGATCGACGAGCAACTCGCTACCACTCTTGATACGACCACGAACATCGAAGTTCACGCTTCCGCCGCTCTCGCTAAGGGTAAAATCCAGTCGGCTATGGAAACCCTCGGCGACAACGACGTGTTCGAGGAAGGTAAAATGTGGGCCACACTTGGCTGGAATGCCTGGAACGACATGCTGAACATTTCCGAGTTCGCTAATTCCGACTTTGTCGGAAACATGCACCCGTGGCTTGACGGGACAGAGGCGAAGCGGTGGATGGGTTCGGTATGGGTTCCGTCGTCCGTCACCAACTTTGTGAAGTCCGGTTCGACTTACCTGTCGTTCTTGTATCATGAAGACACGATGGGCTACGGGATGGCGCCGGGTATTACCGCAGACATCACCTGGGTCGGTGAAAGAGCCGCCCATTTCATCAACCACGCCATGTCAGGCGGCAGTGCGATGATCGACGATCAAGGTGTCGTCGAAATTCAGCACCAGTAAGCGGGAGAAAACGAAATGGCATACGATATTTCCAACCTCGCGCTAGTCGCGCACGGCAACAACAACAAGGTCTATCGGTACACGACCACCGCCGACACGTTGGCGACGGTCTTGGCGTCCGGTTACTTCGGGAAAGATAGCACCACTCTTCAGCAGTCTTCGGATATGCTGGATGCCGGTGACATCCTCCTCGTCAGCGCCTCCGATGGACTTGCAAACCTCCGCGTCGATACCGTCTCGGGTACGACTGTTACCACCGAGATGGGGTCTGGGGAAACCCAGTGGCTTGTAACCGACATCGAGAACCTTTTTGTGGCGGCGGGAAAATATATAGCCGCTCCGTGCGATGGTGTTATCCGTCGAGCGAAGGTGATCACCAACGGTGAAGTGCAGACCACAGTTGGCGCGATCCGGGTTCTTAAAGGCGGAACTCTCGTCACCGGCCTTTCCTTCAGCATTGACCAGTCCGGTCAAGGTGCGGGTGAGGTCTATCAGTCCACGGCTACCGGCGCCAATACGGTATCGGAAGGCGATGCGGTCCAGATCGCATGGGATAAGATGGGTGACGCCGAGATCAATGCGAACGAAGCAGACGCTTGCGTCATGATCGAGTTCGTACCGGCTTAAACGACCTCCCTGTTGGCTTCCTCGCCAACTCCCCTGAAAGGGCTAGTTCTTAATTGAACTAGCCCTTTCTTTTTATTGGTGTTAAGAATGTTCGCGGCATCGCGATCACGCGGCCCGCAGTGGGAGAATGGGATGTTCAAGAGATTAGGTTTTATCGGAGCGGGTAAACAGGCCCGCGAACACGCTCGGGCCGCCCAAGCTCTCGGGGCCGAGGTTATTCTCACCGCCGTCACCAGCAAGACCTCTGAAAACATCGAGGGGTTCCCATCGAAAGACGGCTTTCTCTACAACAATAACAGCGCCAATGGCTGGGAGCTTCTCCTGAAGGAGAGCGATCTGGACGCTATTATTGTTTGCGCGCCGTGGAACGTGATACCGAAGATGATGCCGGAGCTTATGGCTTGTGATTTGCCGATGCTGATTGAGAAACCAGTGTTTTTGGATGACGTTATCGATATTAGCTGGAGTAATAAATACGTCGCCATGAATCGCCGTTTTTACGGGTCTGTCGCGGAACTTAAGAAACAGATCACCGGGCATGAAATCGTCTCGGTCGAGGCGGTATGGTCCGATGCGACGGAAGACCTGGAAATCCGGCACAAGGGTATCACGCCGTACCTTATGGAGATGTATAGTATACACATGATTGATCTTCTCTATTATCTGTTCGGTGAAATGGAGATCGAATATAAGCAGAACTACTCACACTGGGGGTCATTCGACGCCGTACTAAGCCCTAATCAACAACATCTGAAAACTTTCCCCATTCATCTTTCCATCACTCAGAACAACCCCCAGAAATCAGGTATCACCATCAGGACGCGCCACGGCGGATGTATAATGCTATCACCGCTGGAGGAATTGAATGTCTACCGGCGGATGGAGATTATCGAGAGTGGCGGCTTTCGGCGCTACCAGCCTCAATACTCGATGCGGCGCTACGAAAGCCCTGGCGGGTTGAAACCCGGTATTCGCGACCAGATGGAGGCATTTTTAAAACAGGATACGAAGAAGCTGGCGACTATAGGTGACGCGATTTATATTCACAACTTGATCAATGAATTGAGGTATTGATGTTCGAGATACCGAAAATCTGTCAGGTCAAAGAGGTCTGGATGCGGGCCGCGACGTTTAATGAAGATTTCGTTAATAGTATTATCGATATTGGACGAGCGGCTAAACAAGTTGAAGGCCAGGAGATAAAAGCTTATGGAGGTCGAAAGGGAAATATTGCTTGGATCAACGACCAGGAGATGATGCAAAAAATAGCGAATGTTGTCGCGACGACCAACGCCGCGTATTTTCATTATGACCTCACTGCGTTCTTCGATGCCTTTCAGTATGCTGAATATGGAGAAGGTGATTTCTTCGACTGGCATATCGACAGGGCGGGGTCACCGGAACATGCCCCACGCAAACTTTCTTTCACTGTTAATCTTTCAGACCCTAGCGAATACGAGGGCGGGCAGTTTGAGGTTATGTACGCACCCAAGCCGGAAGTCATCGATCTAGCGCGTGGCGAGATGATCATCTTCGATGCCATGATGTGCCACCGGATCACGTTGGTCACGCGCGGCGCTAGAAAATCCCTGGTTGGTTGGGCCTGTGGACCGGAGTTGAGATAATGGCTGATCGTACTCGCCCGCCTGGGGCAAAGACTTTTCTCGACCACCGCCTACGCCAGGAAGACGCCCATATCGGTAAGACCAAATGGAACAACGACCCGATGTCAAGCTTGGTGTCGGTTGAGGTCAACATCATTGACGGGTGTAACCGGAAGTGCCACTTCTGTCCTCACGCCAAACCGAAGATTTACCCTAATCGCTATGATTGGAAGATGAGCAATCAAATAGTGTCGATCATCGGCGCGCAACTCCGGCAGATCGATTACCGGGGCCGCATCTCCATGAGTGGCTACGGGGAGCCGATGCTGAATAAGGAGGTTGCGGGCCACATTAGTAATTTTCGTAGTTGGCTCCCTAATAATATCATCGAAATGAACACCAACGGCGACCCGTTGACAGTCGCCAATATTCAGCGGGTCTTCGAGGCTGGACTGACTGAGATGTACGTCAATTTATATGACAACAAGCGCCAGATCAGCCATTTCATTAAAATGTTCAGAGAAGCGGGGCGCCATAATTATATCCTTCGCCCGCACTTCGATCCCGATGATAACTACGGTCTGATTATCAACAATCGTTCCGGCATTATGAACCCTAAGAAGAAGGCGTTGGAGAAGCGATGCCATTACACTTTTTATAAGATGTTCATCGATTGGAATGGCGACGTTCTCTTTTGCGCTAACGACTGGGGCCGCAACCTTATCGTCGGTAATATCTGCCACTCACATATCAAGGATATTTGGATGAGCGACCAGATGAAAAAGATTAGGCTCCCCTTGGCGGAAGGCGATCGTTCGATGCACCCCTGCTCCCAGTGCAATGTTAACGGCACTTTGCACGGCAAATCCTCATTCGATACGTTGATGAAACATTATGGTAAACATCCCTCCTGAACTCCGTAAGCATGAGCCACCTGTAAAGGTGGAATTTAAGAAGACGTACTGTATCGTTACCGGTATGGGGCAATCGTTGATGGATGACTTTATGCGGGCCAGGAACAAAGTCATGCAGACGGGGAAGATGTTCAACGTCATGGGCGCTAACCGTTCCTCTCAGTTCATCAAGACTGACATGAACTTCTCTCTCGACAGGGACAACATCCAGTATTGGCGGGATATCGCCATGAGCGACGCTCCTTGGCATAGCGGCCAGCCGGGTGCGACCAGAAGCAAAGAAGATTATCCGTGGGTAGATTATTGGTGGCCGATGGTGATGGGGTCCGGTTCCTCAGCTTGGGGTGCGGCGAAGGTTGCTCTCCTGATGGGATATGAGCGGGTTGTCCTGTGCGGCGCCCCGCTGGAGCCGGGACCATACGCTGATGGCATTTATGCGACTACATTTCAGGACAATATGAACACGCTCGGCGTGATGCGAGGGGTGATTGAGAAAGATAAATGGATGCATCCTTATGTCAGTTCTATGAGTGGCTGGACGAAGAAGGTTCTTGGTGGGCCGTAGTGTAACTATCTTGGCCGAGCGGTGGCCCTTGAAACGATTTGAAATGTTTCGTGATGGGTTCCTGAAGCTCGGCTATACCGTCAATCACAAGCCGGTGATGGCCGATATGCTGGTGATTTGGAACCGCTATCGAGAAGGCGGAAAATTGGCTGATGAATTTGAGGCTGAGATGAACGGCGTCCTTGTAGCCGAGAACGCCTACATCAGTCCCGATAGCGCGGGTCGGAAGTACACGGCGCTATCCCGCACCGGCCACAACGGTTCCGGTTACACGCCCTATGGTGGGCCTGAGCGGTGGGCGAGGATGGAGGTCGACCTCCACTCATGGCGCAAGACCGGCGACTGGATACTTCTTTGCGCTCAACGCGGCCTGGGAGCGCCTGGAATGGCGATGCCACCGGAGTTCATGGAGGGAATGCGGGATATGCTGATGAAGACGACGGGGTGCCATATCGAAATGCGTGATCCTCCTTCCCGCCATCAGAACCAGAGGGCGTTGGAGGAACTTTGGCCGCTCTTGAAGGGCGTGGTGGTCTGGACATCCAATATGGCGACCAGGGCGCTTTTAGAGGGCGTTCCGGCTTATTACATGGGGCCGCATCACATCATGGCCGGGGCCGCGATCAATGGCGTCGATAAAATCTTGGAGCCGACCCATACAGACCGGGAGGCCGCTTTCCGGCGACTGGCGTGGGCGCAGTGGACGAGGGAAGAGATCGAGAGCGGGGGGGCGTTGAAGTGGCTCGGTTGTTGATCGACATCTATACCAGAACCGACACTCGATCCAAGGTGCTTGGGGCGGCAATAGCTCGCGGTATCAAGACCGCAGGAGACAGCCCAGTGATTTCGCCGACGCCGATCTACAACCGCCCGATTGGTGATGTTGCTCTCTTCTACGCCTTCAAGGGCCGGTGCAAGGAGATCATGGCCGACTACCTGAAGGCGGGGAAGCATGTCATCTATATTGATAGGGGCTACTTCGGTCACCGACCTCCCGGCACCGATCACTATAATGGCTATCACCGTTTTGCCATCAACGGCCTCCACCCAACGCCGGACGATGTAATGAGGGAGGGCCACAAGGTTGATCGGTGGAAGCATCACCGCATCGATCCACAGAAACACTACAAAGGATCGCACATCTTGCTGGCGGGCATGTCGCCCAATCAAGCCCGCAAGGCCGGGCTGAAGGCCAACGAGTGGGAGATCAGGACGGCCAAGGAATTGAGACGGGTTACCAAGCGGACGATCCTGTGTAAGCCCAAGCCAAGCTGGGACGATGCGCCCAGTGTGCCGGGTTGCGTTGACGCAAGGGAGAAGACCCTCGGCCAGTGCCTGTGGGGGTGTCACCTGACGGTCAGCCACCATAGCAATGTTGCCATCGACGGCCTGATCGCCGGGGTGCCGGGCATGGTCACCGATGGGCCGTGCCAGAACATCTGCCCAGAAGGCGGTCTGATCGAGAAGCCGTTCTTCCCCAGCAAGACCTTCCTGGCCCAGTTTCTTTCCGGTCTTTCGTACTGGCAATGGAACCGGGACGAGATGGCGAATGGGTCCGCTTGGGAGTTCTTGAGAGAGAGGCTGTTATCCACGCATTGATTTACAGAGAGCCGGGGGCGAGATCGATAATGATCTGCGATGCGATGGCTGAAGGTATCAAGCTGATGGGCGACACATGCTCGACGGTTTTCGCCTATCAGCATGATGGTCGAGCGTCCGCTGATGTGGCTGTCTTCTATGGATTAAAGGATGGAAAAAGAGAGATTTTTAATGATTATACCATCGCAGGGAAACATGCCTTATTTATCGATCTCGGTTACTGGGGAAGGCGAGAGAAGGGGAAGGCCCGACAGTCGGAGTTCCACCGTTTCACTGTTGATCAACGTCACCCATGTGACAGGGTTATGGACGTGGAATGTCCCCCGGATCGGATCGATAAACATGTACCGGGCCTCCAGCCTAGACGGTACGGAGACTATATCATCCTTGCGGGAATGAGCCGGAAGAGCGCCCATTCCTACGACCTCGGGTGGCTCGAATGGGAGAAGGCGACGCTTGCAAAAATACGACAATTTACAGATCGACCTGTGGTCTATCGGCCCAAGCCGGAACACAGAGGAACGGAGGGACTTGATGAAACAAGATATAGCCCACGCGAAGAACGCCTTGAAGGGCTATTACAGGGCGCTCACTGTATTGTCACCCACCACTCCAATGTATCTTGTGAAGGGGTGGTAGCGGGTGTTCCGGCTATTATTGATACTGGTATCGGACGACCGGTCTGTGAAAAAGATATTTCAAATATCGAAGACCCCTTCTTCCCAGACGAGCAACTCCGGCGGCAATGGCTGAACAATGTCGGATACTGGCAGTGGAACCCCATTGAGATGTCGAAGGGCGAGCCGTGGTTTTGGTTCAAGCACAACGGATTCTTCGCATGAAGGACATCGCACTGGTAGGGCATGGTATGTCCATGATCGGACAAGACCTCGGCGGCTACATCGACAGCCACCTCGATGTTCTGCGCTTTGCCAAAGACCCCGACGATGCCATCGTCGCTATGGACCCAGAAGATTTCGGTGAGCGCACCGACATCCTGATGTTCACCGAGACTGGGCGTAAGCGGCTACACCTTGATCCCCGGTTCGAGTCGGAGGAGGTGAGGCCTTGGAGTTACGACAAGAAGACTGGGCCGGACAAGGACTACCTTACCGCGTACCAGAACATAAAGAGGAAGGACCGTGCCATACATCTGAGTAGGGGAACGGCGGCGGTGATCATGGCCTGTAAGAAAGGTTATGATGAGATCACCATCTTCGGCTTCGACAACATCGTCAACAGGGATAACACGCACTACTTGTCATGCTTCCGCGATCTGAAGCTGACGAGGAAGTATCACGACTATGATGCGGAGAGAGACATCATCAATCTCGTTTGTGACAACTTCAAAGTGAGGCTCGAATGCTTTCCAGAGACGTTGTAACTCTCCAGACCAAGCCGTTCGCCTATGGCTACATCGATGATTTACTCCTCGATGCCGATCTCCTGAATTACTTTCCGCCGGTCGAGGTCTTCAACAAGATGATGCCGAAACCGTCTGGCTACGGTCACGAGAAGTGGAACCTGAATCGTGGCAAGGAGGATTTCCGGCCCAACCTCGGGCCGTGGCTTCCATTCTTCCGCTGGATCGCGGGCGACAAGTTCATAGAGTGGGGTAAGGAGGTCTTCGATATCAGGGCCGATGGCGGACGCATGGAGTTCTCGGCCCTACCCACCAACACCGGCTACCTCTTCCCGCACACCGACAGCAATGTGAAGGTGCTGTCCATCGTCATCTATCATTCTGGCATTCCCGGCCCAACCGAGTTTGCCCCGACCGAAGAAGGGCCGTGGACGCCTGTGCCGTGGAAGATAAACAGAGGCGTCTGGATGCTGAAGAATGATGATAG